CCATTTGTATCTCCTTGTGGTGATGTGTTGAAATTATACTCCAGATCGTTGATGCAGTGTCAACGACTATTTTCGACAATGTCGCCTGCCGCGATCCAAAGAATGCGCTGAAGGTTCTGCGCGTGGTCCGCCAGTTCCTGCTCATCCCAGGCGCCGTACTCGGCCAACTCTTTGCGCAATGCCGCCGGATCGATGGCCTCCAACTGGCGGCGGATCTTGCGGTTTTGCGACAGCGCCAAGACATCGTCGTCGCATTGGCCCTGGTGTGATGCTGACTCGGCCTGCGCCATGGTCATCTCGATTTCGATCGTGCCGTGTGAAGATGTGAACCACATAATCAAGCCCCCACCTTGACGAACTCGATCTTGCCCAGGGCTTTTGCGGCCCGTAGCAGGCGGCTTTCTTCTGCGGGCAGGCAGTACCCATCCTCGATCAGGCGCTGGGCCTGACGGCCAAACCAGCCTTGCAGTTGCCAGGCCAAGCCTGTGTCAATCAATGTCTGCCAAGCCTCGATGACTTGGTCCTCTGAGTCGGCCTCGATGAAGCCTTCTGCGATGCCGGTTGCTGTGTATGAATCCATGGTGATCTCCTTAAGCGGTTGCGGCGGATAAATGAATGCGAGAAATGCACTGGCGAAGTGCAGTCATTGAATGCACATTGCCATCTGTAAAGTACAAAGTGACCGATTGATCTCCGGTGTCATGCACGATGCATCGCTGTCCATGCAACTTATTTAATGGTTGTAAAGTGCTTGGTTGGTTGATCCATGCGCGGTAAATGGTCATAGCGTTCTCCTTAAAACGGTGCGTCGGGTAGGGTGCTGATGTCGAATTTGGGTTTGCGGCGACGAGGCACTTTGCGTGTGATGTGCGGGTAGGACGGCTTGTCCCAGACCCAGCGCACCACGGCGCCGTCGTCATCCAAGATGCCGTACTGAATCATCGTGCTGTGGTCTTGATGCTGAACACAGCGGTGGTGCTGGTGTACGACGCGATGGTGTCGGCAGAGATGCCCTGCTCCTTGGCCAACTTTTTCCAGTCGGTGACAGCGCGGTCAGCTTCGACATAAGTCGACTTGAACAAAGCGCCTTCGAATACTGTGGGACCGCCTTTGCTGGCCAGGTCTTTCATGGCGTCCTTGAGGGCGTCGGCTTGCCTGGTGAGCGTGGCGATCTGGGCAAGCAGTGTGCCGAGTTCGTCAGCAGAAGCGGGGGTGGTGTTGATTGCAGTCATGATTCTCTCCATCGTCTAAACAGTTAAAGGGTGCAGGCGTTGGGTTAATAAGCCTGCGTCCGGATCTTTCCCAAAATGTCGTCACGGCCATTTAGCGAACTCTGTCAGGCCAGGTGGCCATCGCTCGGTGCTGAATGCGGTATCGTTTTTTCGTCCGATGTGGTGATCTTACATCAACACATATCCACAACGCAATACCTATTCCGAGTGATTTATGTGGGTATTCGTTCCGCCCAGGTAAATCAAGGGTTCACAAGGTGTTGCGCCTGTGTCATCATTGAGGGATGAACAACACCATCAACCACACATCGCCAGTTGAACTGGCCATCGACATGTTTGGCGGGGTACGAAAACTCGCCCGCGCCCTCAACCGCGATCCTGCCGCAGTGTCTCGCTGGCAAAAGTCTGGCATCGTGCCGACCGCCGTACAGCGTCGCCTCCTGGAATTAGCCTGGGAGCGCGGCATCGACATCACTGCGCACGACATCGTGTTTGGGCGCGAAGTCAATGATTGAACTCATCCTGGGTTGGCCACCCTCTGACCTTTCACCCAACAAGCGCCTGCATTGGGCCAAGGTGTCAAAGGTCAAGGCGGCATACCGCGAAGCCTGCTGGGCGTTGACGCTCGAGCAGTACCGCATCAGGACTGACCTGGTGCCTGCTGGCAACCTGCACCTGGTGCTCGAGTTCGTTCCGCCTGACCGGCGCAGTTACGATCGAGACAACCTGGTGGCCAGGATGAAGTCTGGCCTTGATGGCGTCGCTGATGCACTCAAGATCAACGACAAACAATTCACAACACTGACTGCACGAGTGGACGCGGGGCAGATCGGTGGTTTCGTACGCGTCCAAATTTCGAAGGAATCCAACGAATGAACATTGCAATACTGACCGGCAACCTGGGGCGTGACCCCGAACTGCGCCAGCACAACGGCGACAACATCCTGAACTTTGCCATCGGCGTGGCCATTGGCACCAAAGACAAACCCGAAACCATGTGGGTCGACTGCGCATTGTGGGGTAAGCGGGCAACCAGCCTGCAACCGTACCTTGCCAAAGGCCAACGCGTGACCGTCAGCGGCCCGATCAAACTTGAGGAATACAAAGCCAAGGACGGCACGCCAAAAACGCGCCTACGGCTTTCTGTGGACCAGGTAGACCTACCTCCAAAGGGTGACGCTCCTGCGCGACCACAACAAACGCAACAAACGCAACAGCCTGCCGGTGACATGGCAGACATGGACGACGACATCCCATTTTGAGGCACAACATGAAAACCTACGACGACTTCGTAAAAATCCGTGGCTGGGCACACCAGCGTAACCTGGTGTCCGGCAGTTCGACCGACAAGCAATTCCTGAAACTGATCGAGGAGATCGGCGAGTTGGCCGCTGGCCTGGCACGCAAAGACGAAATCAAAGTCATGGACGGAATTGGCGACGCTGTGGTGGTGCTCACCATCCTGGCCGAGCAGTTGGGCTTTTCGATTGAGGCCTGCATCGAGATGGCCTACGACGAGATCAAGGATCGCAAAGGCCGCATGATCGATGGCGTCTTTGTAAAGGAGGCAGAATTGCGTGAATGAAGTGCCCCGTATGTCAGACCTGGACTATCGTGAAGGAAACCAGGACTAGGCCTGGCAACATCAAATACCGCAGGTACGAATGCGCCAATCTGCACCGGTTTGTCACGACCGAAAAGATCGAAAGAATCATTCTGAAAAAAACTGCTTGACTTCATGTTTGGGTTTTGGTTTACAATGTGTGGACCGAAACTCAACATGGAGATCATCAAGTGGCATCCCCCCGAATTGAAGCCGCCCGACTGGGCCAGCGCAAGTACACCGGCAAGCCCTGCAAAGCCTGCGGCGAAACCGAAAAGTATGTGATCAACGCGGCCTGCGTTGCCTGCACCAAAAACGCCAAGAGCGCCAATGAATCCAAGATCCGCGAGATCATGGACCAGGCCAAGGCAGGTGCGTGATGACCTACCGCATTAAGGGCTGGGTCAAATTCCAGCATTTCAAAGACCGCAGGCCACCCTGGATCAAGCTGTATCGCGACATCTTGGAAGATCCTGATTGGCACGACCTTGACGGTGACACGGCCAAAATCTTGGTTGCTCTGTGGTTGATCGCAAGTGAAGACGACCAACAGGAAGGGCGACTGCCTGATGCACGCCGTCTTGCTTTTCGACTTCGCATCTCTGAATCCAAGGTAAATCAAGCGCTTACCAAGCTGTCTCACTGGCTGGAACAAGATGGTATCAACACGATATCAAGTGGATATCAAGTTGATGCACCAGAGACAGAGACAGAGACAGAGACAGAGACAAAGAAAGAGAAGAGAGAGATACAGAAGGCACTTGCGTGCCCTGATTCTGTAAACCCGTCGACATGGTCTGATTTCTTGCAAGTCCGAAAAGCAAAGAAAGCACCGGTAACAGCGGCGGCTATTTCAGGCATCGAGCGCGAAGCACGCAAAGCGGGCTGGTCATTGGAAAAAGCATTGACCGAATGCTGTGCAAGAGGATGGGCAGGGTTCAAAGCTGACTGGGTCAACAAGGACCAGCAAAACAAAACCCAGCACCAGATCAACCAGGAGGGCATAGCACGCTCACTTGGTCTTTTACCAAAACACGACGAATACCAAGGCACCACTATCGAAGGAGAAATCTATGACGCAGAACCCAATACTCCCAAACGCTTGGGTTGAGAAGATCTTTGCCAGGCTCCAGGGCATCTATGGCAGAGAGTTCACCGGGCAGTACAGCACCGGCATGGTCAACGGCATTGACGCTGGCCTGGAAAACGCAAAGGCCACATGGGCTGAAGAACTGGGCAACTTTGTGAAGTGGCCAGAGGCAATCGCATACGCCCTGGAGCATTTGCCAGAACGCGTGCCGAACTGCATCAAGTTCAAAGAACTGTGCCGCATGGCGCCACGGCCAGAGCCAGTGAAGATAGAGCACACGATTTCTGAAGAGCAAGCAGAGATCAACAGAGCCAGGGTTAGAAAAATGATGGACGAACTGCGTGAAAGGATGGCAATGCCAAAGGTGAAATCATGAGCAACGAAAATGAAAAAGATCCAATTAAAGCCAGCGTTGAATACCTGGTTATGTGCGGCTGGTCTGAAGACCAAGCAAAAAATTTAATCAAAGCAATCAAAAGCGAAAAGTCCGGAGAGCACTTGTGGGAGATCGCTCCAAAGTGGATCGACCATTGCGGTGAAAGCATGAAGTATGTACACGCAATGCTTGGCACTGTTGCTATGGGATTGGTGACGGTTACAGAAGGTGAAGACGGAAAGTGGATGTTCAAACTCAATGACGAAGGAATGGGCGTTGGTGCGCAACTGAAGGAGCAATCATGAGCGAAGTAGTTGACGATATTGGCCATCTATTTGCACACCGCCTGGCCATCATGTTGGAGTGCGCATTGCTTAGTCCAGAAAAAACATGGGATGAGGCGCATGCATTGCTTGATGAGTATCACCAGGCACTTTATGAACGAGACAGGGCAATGGGTTTGCCGTATGTCAGTGGATTTGGAAAGGATTGATATGAGCATGATCAAAACAATTGGAGTGTGGCTGTTTTTGCTGGCCGCGTTTTTAATCGTCAACCAGATGGACTACGAAGACGCAATCAAAGAAGAACAGCACTACTGCGACATGGTGCGCGAAGGTCACTGGCCAGCATACAAGCCGGAGATTGATTGCAAGCGCATCGATCAAGAGCACATGGTGCGGGGTATAAAGCTATGACCTACGGAAACGCGACACAAGACTACCAGGGGCGGCAAGATGTCGGCGTCAACATTGGTGAAGAGATCTTCGAGCAGTGGTGCGCACGCAATGGCTGGAACTGCACACGCCTTGGCTTTGATGAGAAGTTTGCCAATGTCGGTGCGTTCTATAACCTGAACCCAGTGCTACGCAACATGCCCGACTATGTCATTCAGCGCGAAGAAAAAACATTTGTCGTGAATGTCAAAGGTACACCGAACATCAAAGAAAAAGAGCGCATGC